TCCCAGCAGTTCCTCAAGGTTGCGGTTAATTTCGTCCTGCTGGGCTTGAAAATACCGCTTCAGGGCCCGCTGCAGGTTGCTCTCTTGGCTTCTGGCTGCTTTATCGAACATCCACCAAATAGCGGTTTTCTGCTCGGGCGTCAGCCCCCTGGTCATCTTTCCTTTGAGTCTACCCTTTACCTGTTTGACTGGCGTGGGCACCGACCCAATAGGCACATAAATGACATCGCCGCCTTCTTCCAGGCGGTCAAAGCCGTTGCGCTCGCGCCATTCATCCACGGTAAGGGCGCCCTGCTTGAGGCCGTCATTAGCCTGCTGTAGGCGGAATTCTTTATTTGCTGGTACAGGGTCATCAAACTCAAAAATCAACTTATCGTCGAATTGGGGCACCAGGAAAACTTGTATATGCTCCTGGATGAGGTCCAAGCATGGCTTTAAAACGTTTGCCGCGTAAATGTAATAAGCTGCATCGATAGTGGCTCTGTTAGAGTTTTCAATTACCCCCATCAGCTCAGGTGGAATCATGAAGTGCTGCATGGCCGTGTCACGGATATACCTCCTGGACTCCACGAAATCCATTTCCTTCTGGCCTTTGCCCAGTTCGTGGATTTTTGCCTCCCATGGCAGAATGGCTGGTTTGTGTGCGTTCCAATAACCGGCATACCGCTCCATCCATTCCTCCTTGATGCGCTCTGCTTGTTCCTTCTGGATGTTTGGTGCTTCAAATACAACAGGAGGAGTGGCATTATTCCAGAAAAACCTCTTTGCCCACTTCGCCATGTACTCATCGGTCTCAATCTCGTCTCCGATACCTTCGGCTGACCCCAGGCCCCGACCGTATGGGTTCACTGGGTCGGGCTCGACAAGCATAATGATGTCCTCCGCAGGCACCAGGACTTGTGAGCCGTTGTGAAAATCAACTCGGTAATAAGGTTTGTTCATGGTCGGCGTTTCGACGACCCAATAGGGAGGAATGGGCCATAGTTCAGATGGGCTACCTAGTCCATTCCTTTCCTGCAGCCAAAAGGCTTCACCGCGCAAGCTCAAGTAAACCTGTGTAAGATACATCAAGGCGTTTCCGGTCATTCGAGGATTGGGCCTCTCCAGCAGTCTAATCAGAGGGTGGTCCTGTAGCTCGACTTTTTCTTTGCCCCGCTCCACATAAAGATGCCACTGGGACGCCGCTACGTCCTTGGCAATCTTATAGACCGGCCTTAAGCGTGGGTTTTTCCCATACATCTCCAGCCATTGTTTGGAGTTGCGCTTGGGCGGCTCGCCCCACCGGGCCTGTATGGCCTCCCAGACTTGTGACAAGAACGTTCCTGGAGCCTTACTAGCCATCATTACTTGAAACCCCGCACCGACCAGCCCGAGGCCAGCGCGGAGAGATTGAATTCTATCTTTCACCCCATCGGCAACACCCGCTTTAGAAAATCTCATATTGTGGCCCGGCCGCCACCTGTTGAGCGGCATAGGCCGTTACGTCAACCTGGTCATCGTGCTCACCATTCGGGAAGGCGAGCAACTCGCTCTCATAATCACCCAGCCATGGCGCACCGTCCAGGAAGTAAATCATTCCTGCTTCCATCCTGGCTGCAGCCGGCAATGCCCTGGTCACCTTGTCGCTGTCAGCTTTCAGTTCCCGGATTGGGAGGCCTTCTCGAAGTAGCATCTGATACAGGGTGAGGCCCATGTTCTTTGTCTCCACCCCTTGGAAGGAGGGGGAATAACGCCGATAACCCTCTCTAAACAGCCGCGGCTGGTCTGGGCCCTCCAACCGCTCTCGAATAATGTCCAGGAGTAACAGCTCCCGATCTGGTGTGACCGCCCATGTGCCCAGGACAAAATAGTCTGCTGTTGTCTTGGTGGACCCGGCTGGGTCGCAAGTTTGAAACACCCAGCAGGCATTTTTCGGGACCCGTTTGTCTCCTTCGGGGCGGTGAAGGGTGTACCACTCGGCGTCAACCTGGAAGTAGCGGAAGTTTGTCCGTTTGAATAGACCGCCCTCCGCAGGCATTGGCCGCTGCTGGTAAAGTGCTGCCCAAACAAAACTGCCGACAGCCTTCTCGGTTTCCTTGGCCCACGTAGCGTCGAATCCATATTCTGGCCATAGCGGTTCCCCTGGCTGGCGGCCAAGTGGGTCGTTTTCTTCTGCTACAGCAGGCAGGCGTAGAACCTCCCACTGCTCACCGCCATTTTTGGCTTCTTTCAATAATCTTCCGGCCAGGTCATCCTCGTGCCACCTAGTCAAAACCAGGATGATCGCGCCCTGGGGTGCCAACCGTGTCCGCAACACAGTGCGATACCAGTTCCACACTGCTTCCCTGTAGGTCTTGGAATTAGCTTCCTCCCAGTTTTTAATCGGGTCATCAATAATCGCCACATGGGCACCGCGTCCAGTAATGGGGCCACCAATACCTGCTGCAGTCAATCCTCCGCGATGTCCTTTAATTTCCCAACGACCAACGGCTGAACTGCGAGGAGAGAGCTCTAGCCCCCACAAAACAGGCCCCATCCGCTCAAAGGTATCCCGGGCGATGCGGCTAAAATCAAATGTCAAATCGGCGCCATAAGAAGTCAGGATAACCTCTTTGTCAGGGTTTCTTCCAAGAAACCATGCGGGGAACTTTTTGGAGACCACCTCTGATTTACCATGGCGAGGCGGCATCTCCACAATAAGGCGTTTGATTTCGCCGCGCTCGATGGCCTCCAATTTCTCGCACAAAAGGTTTAGATGGTTCGCCGGCTTCCATTCGCCAGCGCTCTCATACTCCAGGAAAAACGAGAGACTATCTCTGGCGTCAGCTTCCCATATCGCGATTAACTCCTTTTCGGTAAAGCCTTCTAGCGATCTCTCTGGCTTCAGGGTCCTCGAGGATGCGCTGGGCAAGATCGTACTCATGTCGCTGTGTCACCTGCCCTTGCACCTCCTGCTTCACGTTCTCGGTCGGTTCGCCCCGGGCCAGGCGCTCCACCTTGACGGCAATGTCAAACCACTTGGCAAGGTCGGAAGGGGAAAGCTCGTCTGGTTCCAATGTCTTGAGCCGTTCCACAACTTTCTGCTGAAATAACATAGCCTCTTTGATGTGGCGTTCTGCCATCTCGGCCCTGGCTTTTTCCTGTGCTTCCCGGGCCCTGCGGTCAAGTTCGGCGTCCCAGGCCGCCGCCCGAGCTACCCATGACCATTTCTCACTCCAGCGCTTCATCAATGCCAGGGATTTGGACAACTGTTGGGCGACTTTTTGTAGACTTCGGGCGGCCCCCATGTCCCGGTATATGGCAAAAGCCTGGAAAGCCTGACGGCTTTCTCCTTTTTGGCGTTCCCACGGCTCCTGGTGAACATCATGCGGCCGGGTCATGGACCAGCACCGCCTTCTCGCCAGTCAACTCCTCCCAGCGCTGGACGATGACGTCACAATATTTCTCGTCCAGCTCCATCATGTAGCAGGTCCGGCCTGTTTTTTCTGCTGCAATCAGGGTGGTGCCCGAACCACCAAAGAAGTCAACGACCACCTGGCCGTATTTAGAGGAGTTCTTTATTGCCCTTTCAACCAGTGCAACTGGTTTCTGCGTCGGGTGAACATATTTGACTTCCCGACTGAAATCCCAAATCGTGGTTAGAGCTGGGTCGTCTATCTCAATGTTAGTGACCGCCGGCACCTCGGCAAAATAGGTTTTCTCCCCATCAAAGAACTTGAGTACTATGCCGTCTTTGATCTTTTCAACCTGGAATGACGGGTCGTTCTCATTCCAAACCGTGGTCTGGCGGCGGTTGCCGTAAAAGTTGATAGGCTTCCCAGCCTTGCCCGCGTATAAAATTGGCTCATGGCGCCACTTGTAATTTGCGAACCCAAATGATGCTACTGTTTTAACCCAAATAATCTGCGCTCTGACCTCCAAACCCGCCTTGTTCATGGCCTGCTCAAAGGCAATATGCTCCCTGGATGCATAGCAGACGTAGAAGGCGGCCCGGTCGCTGGTAACGAGTGCATAATTGGCAAAGGCTCGCTCCAGCAGCTCCCTGAATTGCTCCGGAGATAAGCTGTCATTCTTGATGCTTTTGCCTTTGCTGTCTTTATAAGCCACGTTATAGGGAGGGTCAGTGAATACCATATCCGCAACGCCCCCCCCCCATGAGTTTTTTAACGTCCTCGAAGGAGGTGGCGTCACCGCACATTAACCGATGCCGGCCCAGGGCATATATCACACCTTTTTTAGTTACCGGTTCCGCTATTGCCTCGGCCGCTGCGTCAGCGTCAAATTCATCTGGGTCGGCTTTCTTCTCAACGTGAAACTGGATCATCAGGTCCTCAATTTCAGCCTCGGTAAAACCGGTAAGCTCGATATCAAAATCCCCAGTATCTAATTCCTCCAGAAGGTCCTTCAATTTCTCGTTATCCCAATCGCCCGAGATTTTGTTCAGGGCAATATTGAGGGCGCGTTCACGTTGGTCGTCCAAATCTACGACGGACACTTCAACTTCTCGCACGCCTTGTTCTATTAAAACTTTAAGGCGTTGGTGGCCTCCAACAAGGTTCCCTGTGCGCTTATTCCAGACAAGTGGTTCTACAAAACCGAACTCCTGGATGGACCGGCGCAGTTTCTCATATTCCGGCTCTCCCGGTTTCAGGTCTTTTCTAGGGTTATAGGGAGCTGGGTTAATTTGCTCTACCGGTATCCTCTTGATTTCCATCCCTGAACACCTCCTCTCGGGTTGTAGAGGCAGCAGCAATTTCCCTCTCACCTTTATGTTTCTGCTGTATGGCACAGCGTTTAGATATTTTGACTTTTGCCCGTTCTACATAGCTTTGAACCGTCGCACGCTTCACGCCCATGATTTCCGCAGCCTCTTTATATGAAAGGCCCTCGCCAACTACCATCAGATATGCCTCCTTTTCCTGGGGGCTTAATATGTCTAGTGCAGCGAGGATTTTCCGTCGCACCTGCTCAACAGGTAGCAACGGGGATGGGGGTGGTGATGAAAACCAGACCAACACTTTCTGGGGGTCAACAGGGACAGCACGCCGATAAGGTCCGGTGCTTTGCAGCGGTGGATACCCGGTCACCATGTATTCGATAGTCCACTCCAGGTCTTTCTCCATCCCATAAAGTGTTTTTAAGTCTGCTTCCCAGCCATTTGCTTTAGCCCGTCGAATAAGCTTTCGCACCCTGGCCAGTGACTCGCAATATTCATCCAGCAGGTCACGTAAGCCCTCGTGCACGTTTTCACCCCCTCGAAATCAACTAAAAAAGGCCGACACCACTGGCACACTACCAGCAGCATCGGCCTCCCGATATACGGGTCAGCCATGCGTTATTTGGCTGTTGTTGCTTTTTTCCTTTCTGGTTGTCACCCATCCATCCTGGACCTCAACCCGGACCAGTTTCCCGTCCTGTATCACGAATGTGACCTTACCATGGGTGACGCCGTCCATTCTCTCTGGCCTGGACTTGGCCTCTGCGACAATTTGTTCACTTACCCGCATGGCTTCACTCCTTCCACTCAGTAATCCAAACCTCTGTCCTTGGTGCCTGCCTATCCACCATGAATTCTGGTTGTGGTAGGCGAAGGACCCCGGCATTATCGTCCGAAATAATTCCAGCCTTCCGTAGGCCATCTAAAATAAACTTTCCTGCATAATTATCTGGGTCCCGACGCCTACGGTCCCTAAAGTAATAGACCAAGCGGACCTCGGCCCGCTCAATTTTTGGCATGTTGACCGCTAAAGCCAACAACCGCAGATTATTTGTCATCTCTTCAACTGCCCGGTGTCGGACCCTCCAGTGCTTCCGCGACCACTCATTCAAACTCGGCGGCAATGTCGGTATGCAGATCCAGATGGAAGGCGGAGAAGTGGACTCCACCCGTGCGTCCCATTTCATACTCATCACTGCATAAATCCTTCCGTGCCCGTTGGCAAGAAATCTGCCCGCTCGAATAACGTCAGTTGCTCATGCTCCTGCACGGCCTTATGCAGTTTCTTGAGCGCAGGCCTCCATAAACCATGCCGCCGAATTACCCCGATAAAGTCCTCAACATCGTGGCCCTGGATATACCAGGTTGGGTTCCCGTTAGAATCATCATCACCGCGGCAGCAGTGGGAGAGTTCATGGTCCAATAGAGCAATGCGCTCCTCGTTAGTCAGTTGGTTCCAAACATCCCGGTGAATCGTTATCACGAAATCCAGCCTGGTTAAAAATGCCTGTTGGCCGGTTATCCTTTGGGCCTTGCCCCATGTTTCCCGTTTCTGGGTTGACCATTCGCCGGTCCTGAACAGGTATTTAATCTTAGCCTCTGCCAGATGGCTGTGGATTGTGTTAATCAGCTTTCTGGCTATTTCCTCAACCTCCGGGGCGTCGAAGTATTCAGTTGCCATCTACGGCTCCTCCTTTCTGTACATCAAGGCACTGCCTTGTCTCCTTGAACAGTGGGCGGTACCAGGTGACCTTTCCTGTTTTGATATCCACGCTTAAAATTGGCGGCTTGAATTGCCACTCCATATCACTTAAAGCCTTGCGCTGCTCTCGCGCGTCCTTTTCTGCCGACGTAGGCATTGGCGGCAGCGGGGATGGCTCTCTTTTCTTTCTTCTCCTGGTCAACATTCACCACCTCCGCCCATACCACCAGGCGGCCAATGTTGAAATCGTCTCTTGCCTGGCCTCTCTTGGGATAGCCCACTATGATTTTTAAGTTCTTTCTGGCTTCCCGTTCTGCTGCTCGCCGTTTACGTTCCTCTTTGGCCTTGCTTCCAGGTCGCTTGTGTTGTGCTGCCATTATCACCGCCTCCTGGGTTCATACTCGATAACCCCAATAGTGCACAGGCCCACCTCGCGCACAATCTGGGCGATGGTCTCAAGCGGAATTCCTATCACACAGTCATCCATGGCCTTGTAAAGGAAAGTCAAAGAGGTCCTGGCCCATTTAATCCTCTCACGTGGCCGGTTGTGTTTCTCCCAGTTATCAATGACCTCCTCAAGTTTGCCGGCCATAGCCGCCAATATCATGAATTCCTCCCGCTCGGTTCGGCTCATATAATCCTTACGAACATCCTGTCTGGTCCTCTTTTGCTTTGGTGGCCTGTCTTTCTTCTCGCTCCGTTTTCGGGTTATGATTTTTTCCAGTTGCTCAAGGTTCGATGGCCCTTCAAGAGCTATCTCATTCCTGGCTTCCAGTATCTCGCGGATAGTTGCCATTCACAATCACCCCAATGGCTTCATCAAGGGTATCCAGCATTGCCGTGGCATGATACCGCAGAAAATAGCTCTCCCGGTTGGCCGTCCCCCAGCATATAACAGGCTTTCCTTGCTCCCAGGCCCGCCTCATTTCAATGGCTGTCCCTATGTAAGCGTGGCCTTTGGTATTCATCTCCAATAGGATGATGTCAGCCCGGTCCACATTTGCCAGATCAGTCTCAACGATGTCACGCGGGTCGTAGAAGGCAGTCAGGTCTTTGCCTTCTGTTGGGTCAATCACCGAAAATCCGTTCTCTTTAAGGACCAGGGCTGCTTTCCGTCGCCAGCAAGTCACTTGATCAGCTGGCTGACCATCAATAGCGCCAGCCAAATAAACCGTGGTCATTCTTCATCCCCTCCCTCCGGCAAAATCTCTGCATTGCAAATCGTCCAATCATCCCTCAAGTGCATACCCATTGGGCACCGGTTGCACTCATCGCCCTTTGGGTTACCTCTCTGGGCAATGCCTGGCGGTTTTTCGCTTATGCCAAGCCGTCCGGTTATCTTAAACCCACAAGGAAACCTAAGCATCTGCTGCACCCGCCCGTAGGCGGTCGTCGCCAGGGCCCAAGTAAAGACCTCTGTCTTGGCCGGTAGTGATGACCTCCAGCATACGGCGCACTATGGTGGCGTCTCTGATGGTCTCGTCCCAGATGGGTAAGCCTTTGCAATGCCGCAAGAAAACCAGGTCGCTCTCTATGTGCTCAATGCGCTTGGCAAGCCAGGCGATTACTCCATCTTGCCGTATTTCCCGTAGAAACAAATGAGTGTCCTCGTCATACCCATAGGCATCAATGATAATCTGCCACAGCTGCCCCTCAAACCCGTTCTGCAATGCTATCACCTGACACACCTCCTCCCGAGCCGCCTATCAGGCCCGCCCAGTGTCCATGTTTCGCAAAACCCTGCCAGACGGCTGGCTATTGCTGGACCGAAGTTATCGCGCCCAAACCTAACCTCGATTTCTGCTAGGTCAAAGTTGGTCGAAATGATAATAGGCTTATTGGCCCTTACCCGGTAATCAATCACGTAGTAAAACTTTTCCGGTCCCCAGTCTGTCCTGAAACTTTCCTTGCCCAGGTCGTCCCACAACAGGACAGGCACCTGGGTGTACCGCATCAAAACTCTACTCTCGCTTTCCTGGCTGCCTTCGTCGTAGGCCGCCCGGAGCTGCATCAAGAAATCCACCGTGCGCCCATACAGGCAAGGTATACCCATCCGGCATAACCGGTGAGTCAGCGCATGGAGGGCATAAGACTTTCCAGTTCCGTTGCCCTGTGGATTGTCTGGGTCCTTCTTTGCCGCTATATAAATCCCGCCCCCGACGGATGGTTCCCATACCATCAGGTAGGTGTAAAGTTCACGGTTATGTTCGTCGATGATTGCGTTCTCGAAAAGGTGGTTTAACTCAATACCCATAAGACCGCTTTTCTCGATAAGCTCCCGATATCGCACCTCCGAATAGCAGGAGCTGACGTCATATATCGTCCGGAGTGGCTCAGGCTCCAGCTGGCTTTCCTCGCGCTTGCCCATCTGGCATTCCTCGCACCTACGCCAACTATTTTCACGCCATGGACACTCCTGCGGCGACTTTATGACTTTCGTTATCACCGGCGCTTTCTCTAGGATTTCCTGACGCCTGGCTATTTCCGCCTGTATTTGGGCTATCCTGGCGTCCAATGACACGCCCTGTTCCTCCGTCCCTTGCAAGGCCCGCAAAGCGGTTCTTGGCCTGGACTGCGTTTCCAAAGGCCGAAGGTTTTGGAGTACATCCCCGATGCTGTGCATTTGAATTCACCTCCGCTGCGATGGTGTATTCATCCTCCCACCCCTTGGCATTTAGCCAGGTAGCAGGGTATGGGATATAGCGCCCGTTCTCTTTGCGCCACTCCTCGGATTTCTTGGCCCGCTCGATGGCTGCTAACATTGTCTCCACGAGCTGCTCGTCCGGTTGGAGTTTAGCCCACGCTTTCTCGGCCTGACCCTTTGAACGCTTCTTAGGGTAGGCCGCCCAAAACCTCGCAAACAACTCTTCCTGCTTCTGGGTCTTGGCCCGCTTTCGCTGCTCGCCAGATTGGTCAGCAGGTTGGTCAGATGGATTTTGAGGTTGCGCGGACGCGCCGCCAGGCGCATGTGTATCTATTTTTACGGTCTGGTTATGTTCGGTTTGGTTAGGTACGGTTAGGTTACCTGCGCCGTCCGTTGGACATCCAATGGACGTCCGTTGGACATCCATTGGACGGTGCCGCGTTGACCTTTTTCTTTCCGCATCGGCACGCCGTTTTTCCAGTAATCGTCCTGCGTAATCGTGCCAATCATGAATAGAAAACACTCCGTGTTCATCCTGATCAATAAAACCCGCTGTATAAAGAGCATCCAAAAACTGTGCAGGGTCACCTTCCCACATGGCCGCATCGGCGATGTCGCTATCGTCATACCGTTCCAGTGTTCCTTCCTGAGCATAGTCCATGGCCCACCACCAAAGGAGGTGGAGGTGGCCAATTACCGTTGGGATAGAAACCCCCAAAATCCGGGCAAGTTTTCTCGTTTTTGGATGCCTAGCTAATTCCTGATGGCTCTCTATCCAGGCCACATCCCCACCTCCCTTTTCGTTCTGTTTGGGCCTTTCGTGAGTTGCAAGAACTACAGATAGTGCGAAGATTTTTCATGGAATGATCTCCACCAAAAATGCGCGGCCTAATATGGTCGATCTCCAAAACCCTATCTCGCACCCATAAGGTGTATCGCCCGTCGTAATCGCACGGGATATAGTCAGGTCTTGCTCCACAAACACAACAAGTATAATTGTCGCGTTCATATACTGCTTTGCGTAAGGCTTGATACTTCTTGCGCCGAAAATCTATAACCGGTAAGTAGGTCATACATTTCACCTTCAACTTTCGGAAAGGCAATTGGCAATGCAGGTCAGATTTACCAATCCTGTAGGTTAAAAAAATTACTTCCTGCCGCCGGCCTTTCAATTTCCCATTCAAACCCGTTCGTCAGCAGTATCTGGAGCGTTGCCCGGCCACACTGACAGGGGATATTGGCCTTCGCTTCCCGTATGTCTATTTTGCCGGCCACCATGAGGCCACACTCTGGGCACTGCACCTTGATCTTCAAATAGCCTTTTTCTGCTGGCATCCACTTGACCAACCATATCACCCCTTTCCGCTTTGGCCCTCCTGATTATCGCCCTTAGCCGCAGTTCCGCGGCTGTAATCTCGTAACAAGCCGCTTCTACCATGTCCTGGTCAACAGCCAGGTCCAGGTGGTTCTTTGCCACCTGGAGTGCCGTTAGTGCTTCGTTCAGCTCGGGATCTACCAGCAATCTCGTGATATGGGTTGTTAAACCACCGTCCACAATGAATGCACCTCACTTTCTCCTGATCTCGCGCCGGGTAGGCGCTAAACATACTCTGTTTGCAGTAGGGGTAAGACCACTCAAGCATTGTCCACCTCCGGGATCTCATCTCATGTTCGATCGTTTAGCACAAGTTTTATCCATATCGCCAAGAGAATACCGAATATAGCTGGTTCGTATTTACCAAAAAACATTTCTACAGATGATAAAAAGACAAGTAAAGCGGATAATAACTGCAAAATCATAATCATACCAACTTCTCCGCAGCGTTTTTTATATTTTTTAGTTCTTTGGTTGTAGCTACTTTGCGGAACGCCCTAATATCGCACCATATATCGGGGCGCAATTGTGCCATCCTAGCAAATTCAAGTGTCGTAACTTCACCTTTGCTTGCCTTCCTTTTCGCTTCGATGGCGTTGATCGTGAATTTGTATAACTCAATATTCAAATCTGGTCTTCTAAATCTCCAGCATCCCCTCTCATTAGTCCAATTACAGCCAAAATGAGGCCGGCTTAGGCTATCTTGGCAAATCGAACATGGCACCAATGTCTTCCCGCAAACCGGGCAAGGAGAAGGACTCTCTGCATGAACCTCGACTTCGTTTTCGCAATATGGGCACCACTCGATTGCAGTTTTCATATCTCTACACCCCGCTTTCGCAGTTCCTCCCGCCAGATGGTCTTCATGTCCTCACTGCAGTGGGACATGGCATCTTCCCAGGTCGGCCACCGACCGTGGTCATTGTAAAATTTGTATTGGTAGAACAGGCTCTGCTGGTTATGGGGCAACTCAGGCGGGTGATCCACCGCGCACTCCGGGCAGGTGCCCGGGGCGGCCGGCATTAAACCGAACGCCCCTATGTGTTTGCCGTGAATAATCCTGATCATGCCACCCTCACCTTGCTTCCATCCGGCCCAGGCTCCACTTCAATTCGAGTGGGGAAGGCCTCTTTAATTTCCTCGACGTGGCTGATGACTATAACTTTCGCGAAGTCCTTCTCAATGGCCGCTATAGCCTCCATAAGCCGCTCGCGCCCTTCAGCATCCTGGCTGCCGATGCCCTCGTCCAGGACCAACAGCCGCAAGCTCGCCCCAGCTCTCCGTGCCAAAAGCTTGCTCAGTGCAATCCTGATGGCGAAGTCAATCCTGAACTTTTCGCCGCCGCTAAATGTCTCGTAAGGGCGTTCTCCACGCCAGTCACTGATAATGATGTCCAGTGTTTCCGAGACGGCGCCTTTAACCGATTTCAACTCCCGCTGGGTCTCAAACCGCAGGTTCATGCCATTGGAAGTCATACGCCCCAGTATTTCATTGGCGATGCTCTCCAGCTCTGGAATGGCGTTCTCGATGATCAAGGCTGGAATGCCATCTCGGCCAAAGGCCCTCACCAAGGTCTGATACTTCACTTGTAGCGCAGCGATTTGTGCCAGCTTGCCCGTCAGGTCCTCAGCCTCTGCTCGTAGGGCATCAATAGCCTTCAGTCGTTGCTCGACCATGCCCAATTCTCGCTGGAGGGCCGACAGCGCCCGGTTGCACTCATCGATGTTAGCCTTAAGGGATGTCGCCTCATTCCCGAGTTTTGATTGCTCGGCCCATAAGATAACCCGTTCCTCGAGCTGACGCGCTATCTCTGCCCGCCTTGCTGTCCGTTCGACAATCTGTTCCCGATACCATGTAAATCGTTGTTCCGCCTCGGCCACTGTTTGCCGAGCTGCTGGCAGTTCATCCTTGGCTGCCGCCCACCGTTCAAGGTTTGGAAGGGAGGCCTTAAGCGCCTGTAGGTCCTTCAATTCGGCCTGGAGCTGGTGCCCCTCGTCGTTCAGTGCCGCATGTCTGGCCTCGATATCGGCCAGACTTTCCCGTAGCTGCCGTTCCTGGTGCTTAAGGTTCTGTAGTAGTTCAGCCTTAGCACCCAATTGCGCCGCCTGTTCGGCTTTATGCCGCAAGGAAGTGACCAGGTTTCTCAATCGTTGTCGTTCAGATGGGTCGTAACCGATGGCGTCCTTCTTGGCCTGTAGCTCGCACCAGGTCTGCTCCAGGCGTTCCACCTCCGATTTATCCAGGGCATTAAGCTCCGTCTGCACTTCCGCCATCTTTGCTTTTGCCTGCTGTGCGTCGGCCAGGAACCGGCAGGATGCTCGTTCAGGGTCAATACACCCGCTATCCTCGAGCATTGCTGCCTTGGTTTTCAGTGCTTGCAGCTCTTTCTCAAGCTCCCTGGTCCTGGCCTCAAGCTCGAAGCTGGCCCGTTCCCATATTCGCCGCGCGTCTTTTACCTGTTGGTCCAGCGCCAGCCACTGCTCTCCAATAGCATCGATGGTCTCAAGGTCCGCTGTTGCTTTCTGATATTGCTCCGCCGCCGCTTCCAGCTCTGCACGGTTAGACAGGACGGCCTCAATTTCCCTGATTTGCCCAACTACCTGCGCAATAGTCCGGGAAGCCTGGGCCTTTTGGCTTTCCAACTTCCTGGCCTCATCGGCTACCGCCTGAAGGCGTGGGAGCTTTGCCTCAAGGGCTGCTATCCGTGCTTTGACCTGCTCGCATTCCTTGACCTTAGCGAGGATCTGCTGCTCGCTGGCCAACATTTTCCTGGCCCTGTCTACCCGGTGTTCAAGTCCTGCCCGTTCCTGTTGAAGCGTTGCGATTTCCCGCTCCAACCTATCATCCTCGGATGACAGGCCATCAAACTGAGCGGCTTTAGCCTCTAGTTCTGCCTGTTGCCGCTTCACATGGTCGAGCTGCTCCTGCAAGGATGCGATGGTTGCATTTTTTTGCGCAATGCTTGCCTCAATATCGGATTTCCTGGCTTCCAAATCGGATACTTCGGCCAGCTGGATCTCAATGGCCGCCTGGCGGTCTTTAAGGGCTTTAATCTCGCCGTCCAGGGCCTTGGCCTTTTCCTTGGCCGCCGCCTGGAGGCGGTCATAAACCTCCAGCCCTAGAATTTCCCCCAGGACCTTCTTCCGCTCCGCCGGTCCCTTGACTGTGAACTCATTGCTTCGCCCCTGGATGATCAGGCATGAGCTGGTGAACGTCTCCTGGGTAACCTTGAGTAGGTCCTGAATACGCTTCTCCGTATCCCTGATATTGGAGCCGGATCGCGCGAGCCACTCATCCCCGTTGCGGACCTGTAGCTCAAGACCAGATTTACCCCGGCCTTTGGTACTCCTGGATCTCATGACACGATATTCCTGTCCGTTCAAGATAAACTGGACCTCAACCGCCATATCCTGCTCGCCTTTGCGGACCAGGTCGTCCAGATTGCCTGTCCTGCTAGCCCCAAAGAGGGCATAGAGCAGAGAATCTGTGAAAAGAGTGGATTTCCCAGCACCGTTAGGACCGCTGACCACCGCCAGGTGGATGCCTGACAGGTCTACATCCTCGTGACTATAAGTCCCGAAATTGGTTAAACTTATCTTAATAGGTTCCATTACATCGCCACCTCCTGCAAAAGTTCCTGAGCGAGGCTGGAGAGACCATCATCAGGAATATTGTTTTTATCCAGGTATTTGAGCAGGGCGTCACGGACACTCATAGCCTCGGTTACTTCCTCATCTCTGGCTCGGTTCGAACGCTCGACTTCGGCCTGGATGCCAGCCACGTAATGGGCTCCGGCTGTATGCAAGCGCCGGATAATTTCCTGATGATTGACCATCTTCGCCACGTCATCTGGCGCCCGATATTTAACCCGCACCATTGCGCCAGTGGTATCCGGAAGCAAAAGGTCATCATAGAACCGCTCCAGGTCCTCTGGTGTCTCAAGACCAACCTCCACAGTTACGAACTTCCGCGCTGGCGTCTTGTGAAACTCGAGCACCGGCACCTGGCCAGGCTCCAGCTCGACCGATAGGTATCCTTTGTCCTCGTCGGCTTCACCGAAGTCTATGCGCTCCGGATTGCCGCTGTAAGCCACCCGCGGTGACAGCTGTTGAAACTTGTGGATGTGTCCCAGGGCCACATAATCGAACCCCAACGCTTCCAGTTCAACCGCTGACAGAACAGGCTCCGCGCCCATGAAGATGTTCTGACCGTTTGATAGCTCGGCACCTGTAACTGATAGGTGAGCCATCAAAATGGATGGCATTCTTGGGTCACGCTGGCCCGCGAAGTGGCGCACGATGTCCATAGCCTTTTCGCCCAGGAGCTTGTTAATCTGCTCCAGCGTGAGGTCGCGATATTCTTCTTTTTGCAAAAGGGTTGATTTGGTGAAGTAAGGGAGTGAGAACACCTGCACCGGGCCAGATTTGGTGTGGATGACATCCGCTGCTGGCCTGGTTCGCACCGTCAGCCCCGGAATATTCATTGCTGCAATTACATCCCATGCGCCCTCGCTGCCGTCATTTGGGGTGTCGTGGTTGCCCGATATGGCTACCACCGGCACCCTGGGCGCAACGTGAGCCAAGCCGTTGGCTACGGTGAGAATCTCACGGTATGATGGCCTGCGGGTTTTGAATGCATCTCCAGCAAACACCACCAGGTCATACATGCCAACCTGGGCCTCATTGGCGATATGGTACAGCATTTTCTCAATGTCTTTGAGGCGGGAGTTTTCCCCGGCCACTGTTGGGCCGGGGTATTCTCCCATGTGCAGATCCGCAAAATGGAGAACGCGGATGCTCATCGTCTGCCACCCGCCTTTCCGTTCTTGCGGGCAGCCTTCTGGCATTCAGGGCATAAAACCTTACCCCATGTCCGCTGGCTGTAATCTCGAATGGCTTCCGGCGACCAACTCCCCGTGGCCGATATTTCCTGGCCGCATCCCTCACATGCGATAATATCCTGCGTCATTTCAGCCGCTGGTTCATCTTGTTCCCATGGCGGAAGCTCTTCGTCCATAAGTTGATAATCCGCCTCATCGGGCTCGTCTGGACCGATTTCTACCATAGGTGGCTGTTCTACCTCACCGGTAAGATACCGTTGCTGAAGCTGGTCCCCGTGGCCGCGGCGCGTTTGTGCGCCGAACAAGTCAATTACTGAACCAGCGTATCTGGCGGCCACAGCCTTTTTCATATCAGGGTCAGCCATATTTGGAACAACATAGGCCACAGCAAAAGGCTTCTGGAGTTCTGCCGCTGTGTAGGTTGGACTGAGCATTAGGGCTTCACGCAGTGCTCTGTTTAAAGCCTTGGTCTCGCAATGTTCCGTCCTGAACGGGAAAAACTGCTCAAACTGTTTTTCGGTCATGCGCTTGCGCTCTTCCTCGACGCGGATCTCTTTGGTGGCTCTGACCATGCGCCAGGTCCCAGAGGGCTCCGGAACGGCAATGGTCACCTGGTAGGCCACATCATCTGAACTGGGGCAATCTCCGCACCGGGGTGCCATTCTGGTCTGTCTGGCCACCTCGGCGCAACGCTGACACTTTTGAGGCGTTACTGGCCTGCTGTCCACCACTTGGATATTGGCCGCTGCCATCAGTTTTGCCAGCCCCTTCTTGGTGAGGGCAAGCTCGCCGTTTTTCTCGGCATATACGTCTTTGCCGCTTTTCGGGTCCGGGTTAATCTGGACCTGGTTAATTACGACCTTATGCAGTGGGCTGATTTCCTGCATGGTCTTGACTGGTATCAGTAAGTTAAACTTACTGGGAGGATACTCATTCAAAACCGCTATGGCGGTCTGGTTTGGAGCCGCATTCATGGACATTTATACCGCCTCCTTGATATTGGTGTTCTTTGCGGCCATGTGGTTAATTGCATAACCTACCGCAATAACGTCGGAACATGAACTATTGACCCAGATGAACTTATCCATCTCCGGGTGCTCTTTAAGCCACGCCCGCATGTCAGCGAGATACCGACTAAAATCTATTTTGCTGCCTGCAAAGGCTGCGACATCGCGTTTCATTCTTCCTCATCCTCGCACTCAACAAATTTGCCGTTTTCTAAGCGGTAGAAGGTATCGGCCTTTATTTTCTCTCCGTCCACCTTGGCGCACTGAACATCTATAATGTGCCAATCGCCTTTATCGTCCCAAGCCCACTCGGCCAAAACAATCCAGCACCCAAGGGCACCTCTGGCCTTGCTTTGGTAGCCGAGAGCCATGGCAACAGACTCTTTGCCTTTTACAGTGGCCGCCGAGCAATCCCCGGTGTTCGTGGCCGCCGAGCGAGCCCCGGTGTTCGTGGCCGCCGAGCAATCCCCGGTGTTCGTGGCCGCCGAGCGAGCCCCGGTGTTCGTGGCCGCCGAGTAATTCCCGGTGTTCGTGGCCGCCGAGTAATTCCCGGTGTTCGTGGCCGCCGAGTAATCCCCGGTGTTCGATTCCTTTTTGTTACTCCAATCAACTTTCTCAAGAATAAACTTCACACCCGCGGAAATAAGACCACTAAGCCCGATTTCGGCCCCGACGCGCAACTTGGTGCAGGCCACTTTACTATCGTCATCGTGTTTAGATATCTTTCCGTCGCCCTCCACTTCCGCGTAGCGGCTATCTGATGGAGGATAGTAGTTAAATACATCAAACGGGAACTCGCAGAAGTGAAATCCTTTTTCACAGGCGATGGCGTCGGACTCTTCATATTCGCCGCCAACTTGGAATTGAAACCCCCTGCATTTCATGTCTTTGCCAAAGCCTTTGTAGCCTTTAATCATCTTTTCTCCCCCTAACTCGCCCTGCGGGCTGCTCGTTTGGCTTGCCTGAAGGCCTGCTTTCTGGCTTGGTACGCCTGGGCCGTAGCAGTTGGACCAGCAGCAATAGCCTCGCGATAAATAACCTTCAAGTCTTGGCCTCTGGCAAAGACAACTTCCTCTTCCTTGCCAGGCTTATACAGACATCCATAGGCCTCGAAGGCCCCGTCTTTAAAACGCACGCTAACACGCATGCTGTATCCTCTGATCATGTTTCCGGGATCGGGATAATCCCAATTGACGCCCAGGTCAATCTCCCCGCCGGCTTTTAGCAGCTCTTCCCGGCGGGCCCACTCTTTTTCATCCGCCTGTAAATCGGCATCGAACACCCCGCCGCCGGATTTCTTATAACACACCGGCCCGAGGGACCTGGCTATGGAGTGGGGATTGCTTAAAATCCGGTTGCACCTCATGCACCTGTCTGATGTTGCTTGAGCCTGTTCCATGGTCATTCTCCTTTCCTGGATTGAAGTCCAGGAGAACCCGCAGGGCCTTGACCATTCTGGCCATGTCAGGCTCATATTCAGCTCGATATTCAAAATCTTTTGGTTGTCTGGCCACTCTGCGGGCCTCCTTTCATTTCCCCTCTTGTGCCAGCCTGTTAGGCGTGATACAATAGGGGTAGGATAATTTCGGATGGGCG